ACCTAAAGGGCCAGTTAATAAACCAACTTTGATTTTAGGTTCAAGAACTGAAGCGGTTAAAATATTCGGAGAAGCAAAAGACGGATTTACAATTCCTCAAGCTTTAGATGGAATTTTCGACCAAACAGGAGCAATGGTAGTTGTTATCAATGTCGCGGACTCTAATAATGCAGAGTTTATGACTGCTGAAACAGAAAAAGAAATGACTTTTGATGAAGATAATAAAATCGCGGTAGGTAAAAGCTCAATTAATAGTGTTGTTATTAAAAACTCTGCTGGAGATGCAACATATGTTGCCGGCACAGATTATGAAGTAGATAAGGTTAATGGAATTATTTCTAGGGTTGCAAGTGGTAGTATAACAGCAGGAGCAACAGTTAAAGTTGCATATTCTTATTTGGATTCAAGCAAAATTGATTTAGGAGATGTTGTCGGTGGAGTTGAAAGCGATGGCTCTTATAAAGGAGTTCATTGTTTATTAGCGGCTCAAAGTGAGGCAAAGGCTCAACCTAGAATATTAATTGCTCCGGGATTTACTCATCAAAGACCAGAAAAAGATAGTGTTAAGTTAGCAAATCCTGTTGTTGCTGAAATGATGGGAATAGCAGAAAGAATGCGAGCAGTAATTATTGCAGATTGTCCGAATGGCACAAAAGAAGAAGCAATTGATTATAGAGAAGATTGGGGAAGTGCAAGGCTATTTTGTGCTTATCCATGGCTTAAAGTTTATAATGCTAAAGATGACTCTATAACAGAAGAAGCTCCATCAGCAAGAATTGCAGGATTAATAGCTAAATCTGATAATGATAGAGGTTTTTGGTGGAGTCCATCAAACATGATAATTAATGGAATTATTGGGGTATCCAAGCCGATTGATTTTACTCTTGGAGATGCAAATTGTGTAGCCAATTTTTTAAATGAAAATGAGGTTACAACAATTATTCAACAAGACGGATTTAGGTTATGGGGAAATCGCACAACATCGGCAGACCCTAAGTGGGCATTTCTATCTGTGAGAAGAACAGGAGATATGATTAATGATAGTTTATTAAAGGCTCATTTATGGGCAGTAGATAGAAATATCACTAAAACATATGTAGAAGATGTGAGCGATGGAATAAATAATTACTTAAGATATTTAAAGAATATTGGAGCAATTATTGGAGGAAAATGCTGGGCAGATTCAGCAATAAATACTCCCGACCAAATAGAGCAAGGAAAAGTTACATTTGATTTTGACTTTACTCCACCGTATCCAGCAGAGCATATCATTTTCAGAAGCAGAATGATAAATGATTATTTAACTGAAATTTTTGAGTAGAAAGAGAGAATAATTATGGCAATACCAAAAATATTAAAGAACTTTAATCTATTTGTAGATGGACGAGGCTATGTAGGGAAAGCAGAGGAAGTAAACCCTCCAAAGCTTGCTATTAAGACAGAAGAGATTAGAGCTGGAGGTATGGATTCTCCTATAGACATTGATATGGGAATGGAGAAATTAGAATCCTCTTTTACTATTTGTGAATACGACAAAGAAATATTAAAGCAGTTTGGCTTAGTAGATGGCAAAGCCGTGCAAATAACTCTTCGTGGAGCGATGGCTGACGATGAGAATACAGTTCCTGTAGTCATTAAACTCCGAGGAATGTTTAAAGAACTAGATATGGGAAAATTTGCGGCAGGAGAAAAGAGCCAACTTCAATGCTCTATGCCATGCAGATATTACTCATTAAATATAGATGGCGAAGATATTATCGAAATTGATGTTGATAACATGATTAGAAAAGTCAACGGAGTCGATAAGCTTAGCGAAGTAAGAAATGCATTAGGAATATAGGAGAATAAAAATATGCAAACATTAAAATTAGAATATACAATCACAGTAAGTAATCAAACTTATAGAGAATTAAAAATGCGAAGATCTAAGGTAAAAGATAGATTGGCAGTATCAAACATGAAGAATGTATCTAGTGAAGAAAAAGAAATTAGATTATTCGCTAACCTTTGTGATGTTAGTCCTGATGTTATTAAAGAATTAGATGAAAATGATTATGCAGAATTGCAGAAAGTTTATATGGGTTTTTTCAACTTAGAGGAGACATCCGAAGAGAAGTAATAATTTTAGCAAGAATCTCTGGCTGGAGTTCAAATGAAATTTTAGAAATGTATGAGGAAGATTTTTTTGAATGGCATAAAAAAGCTGTTGAAGTTCAAAAAAGTATTTATGGAGAAGAATAAATGTCAAGAACACAAACTGCAGTATCAGTATTAATTGGAGCAGAATTGGGAGCCTCATTTAGAGGCTCTTTTGGTTCTGCACAAAAGCAATTAGGCTCTTTGGGAAATGCTATTAAAACTTTAGATAATAAAAGCTCTTCAATAAATGCTTTTAGAGATTTAAAGAAAGAAACTTTAAAGACTCAACAGGAGTGGAAAAATGCAAGTCAAGAGGCAAATCGTTTAGCAAAAGAAATTAGCAAAACAGATAAGCCTAGTAAAACTTTACAAACTAATTTTCGTAAGGCAAAAAAATCTGCTTTAATTTCTAAAACAGCTTTTATTCAAAATAGAAATGCCACTAGAGATATGAGCTTTGCTTTAAAAAAAGCAGGAGTTGATACTTCAAATTTAATTAAAGTTCAAAAGAAATTAAACAGGTCTTTAAATACTTTAAGAAAGAGTCAAACGGCATTAAATAAAGTTCAAAATGCTCAAGCTAAAAATCTCTCTAAAAGAGCTGGTTATCGTTCTCAAATGTTAGAGGCAACAGCTTTAGGAGCTATTTTATATGGCATGACTAAACCAGCGATTGTTTTTGAAAGTGCGATGGCTGATGTTAAAAAAGTTGTAGATTTTGAAAGTCCGAAGCAGTTAAAGGAAATGCAAGGAGATATAAAAGCTTTATCAAGAGAAATTCCTTTGTCTTTGCAAGGATTGACTCAAATTGTTGCCGCAGGTGGACAATTAGGTATTCCAAGAGAACATTTAAAAGCATTTGCTGAAACCGCCGCAAAAATGTCTGTAGCATTTGATGTTACGGCTGAAGAGGCAGGGGAATCTATGGCAAAGCTTTCAAATGTTTTGAAAGTTCCTATTAATGAAATTGGCAAAGTTGGAGATGTTATAAATCATCTATCAAATAATATGGCAGCGACTGCTCCAGCAATTACAGAAATAACTCTTAGAGCTGGAGATATGGGGCGTTCTTTTGGCTTAACCTATAGTCAAATATCAGCACTCGGAGGAACATTCGCCGCATTTGGTAAAACTCCAGAGGTTGCCGGTCAAGCAATTAATATGATGGTTAATAGATTAATGTTATTGCCATCAACTATAGGTAAAGCAAGAAAATCATTTAATGAGCTTGGCATTTCTATGTCTGAATACACTAATTTAATTAGAAGTGGAAAAAGCCAAGAAGCAATGTTAATGGTTCTTGAATCTCTAAAAGGTGTTGAGTCTATCAAAAGAACAGAGATAATGAAAAACATCTTTGGAGCAAATGCTCAAAAACATGTAAACTCTTTAGTGCTAGGCTTAGATGAATATAAGAAAAACTTAAAATTAGTTGCTAATGAAACAGACTATGCAGGTTCTATGCAAGCAGAGTTTGAAGCTCGAAGTGCAACGGCAGCTAATAATATTCAGTTGTTAAAAAATAGAGTTTCTGTTCTAGGCACAAATATTGGCACGGTTTTATTACCGGCATTAAATTCGGCTATTGGAATTGTTGGAGGAGTTATTGATAAATTTGCAGATTTTGCGGAAGCAAATCCAGTTTTGACTAAGTATTTAGGTTTAGCGGTTGTTGCTTTAATAAGTTTTAAAATAGCTACAATTGGAGTCGGTTATGCTATGACCTTTGTAAAAGCTCCATTTTTGGCAGCACAAAAAGCGGTGGCCATGTATAGAACTACTTTAGCTTTAAGTTCAATGCAAGCTAAAGGCTTTCAAGTTGCAGGAATGTTAGGTAAACTTGGAAGTTTAGGAAAAGGGTTTTTATCAATTGCAACAGGAGTAATACCAAAATTAATAATGGGTATTAGAGCAGTAGGACTTGCTTTTATGGCAAATCCAATAGGATTAATTATTGGAGGTATAGCTCTCGGGGCTGCTTTAATAATTAGATATTGGAAGCCATTGGGTAAATTCTTTGGAAAGTTATTTGCTCCTGCTATTACAAGTTTTAAAATTGTTTTTGGCTGGATAACTAATTTATGGGATAAAGCAAAGAATATCTTTAAAAATATTAAAGAGTGGTTAAAAGATTCTTTAATAGGAAAAGCTTGGAGTTTTGTATTTGGAGGAGAAGAAGAAAGTAAAAACTCAAAATCAGCTAATGATAACTCTCCAGTAAAAATAGGCTCAACTATTAGTGAAGAAGAAAGTTTGCCGGCAAATGTTGTTAATATGCCAACAAGCTCTGTTTCTAGCAATAGTTCTAAACAGGTTAATATTTCTGCCTCAATCACTATTAATGCGGCAGAGGGGATGAACGAAAAAGATATAGCCGAAGAAGTTGCTAGACAAATTTATGCTTTGCAAGAAAAAGAAAACAGAAGAAAAAGGGCAGTAAATTATGACTAAAGGAGAAAATTTAAAATCAGCTCTTGATGTAAAGGTTATGATGATATTAGGAAAGTATCGCTTTTGCATTTCTAATTCAGCATATAAATCATTATCTCGAACAAGTGAATATTCTTGGGCAGAGCATAATAGAATAGCAAATGAAAGTGCTTTGCAATTTACAGGTAAGAAATCAGAATCTATAACTTTGCAAGGCACTATTTATCCTCATTTTAAAGGAGGTTTAAATCAAGTTAACTCCATGAGAGATGAAGCTTCAAAAGGCAAAGCTTTAATGTTAATTGCCGGCAATGGCAATGTTTTTGGCAAATGGTGTATTACTTCAATTAGAGAAGAACAAACTTATCTTTTTCAAAATGGAGATCCTAGAAAAATAACTTTTAATATTAGTTTAAAGAAGTATGGAGAAGATAATCCTCGAGGATTAAAGGGAATAATTTAATATGAAATACATAACAAAAGATAATGATTGTTTAGACCATATATGCTGGAAACATTATGGCAAAACAGACGGAAAAATAGTTGAGCAAGTATTAGAAGAAAATAGACATTTAAAAAATGAGGGAGCTTTATTAAAGGCAGGGTTAAAAATAACACTACCGGAAATAAAAGAAAAGCCAAATAATCAAAAAATAAAGTTATGGTAATAAAAACTGGACTTTTTTATTTATTTTTTATAAGCTTGTTATTTATAGGAGGCTCTTAATATGAAAAAATTAATTATTGTTTTAGCTGTAATGCTATGTAGTTGTGCCATAGATGGTTCTTTAAATTATTCTGCAGGAAATCGCAATGAGAGGTGTGCGGATATACAAAAATATAAAGTTGCTCAAGTAATCGACACAGGCGC